TAGGATTTTTTTCTTTGAATCTTTTTCTTTTTTCTAAAACTTTATCATAATTATTAACCTCCCATATTTTACGATATTCTTGATAATAAGATTTGTTTTCGGAATTCCATTTAGAATTGTATTCTTTTATTTTTTCTTTATTTTTAATCTTATATTCTTTACTTCCTATTCTTTGACACTCTCTACATTCAGCCTTTCTCCCATCTTTCACTCTAGAACATACATTATATTCCGATAATGGTTTATCAACAGAACATTTACTACAAACTTTTGTCTCCATTTTTAACATAATCCTTCAATAATTTATTAACGAGGGAAGAAAGATTAATTGACTTGTCTTTAAAGTATTCAGGTAATTCAGGGTCAACAGAAACTGCTATCTTAACCTTCTTCTTATCATCATTAATTTTTTTTCTTCCCATATTAATAAATATCTGATAAATTTAAAAAAGTATAAAAAATACTACTTTTTATTCTTCAAAAATATCATCATTACTTTCTTCAATATTGTAATCTCCGCCGCCCAATTTTTGAACCCAATAATCTGAATACTCTTTTTTGTATTTATCAAGAGCCTCCTTAGTGTCTGAAATATAACCATTATGAACTGCCAAAATTTTACCATCCTTATAGCCGAGACCGTTTATATGATTTTTCAAAATTGATATTCTTGTTCTGATTGCAAAAGAAACTTTTCTCCCATTTTTGGTCGCATCAATATGATTAATACCTGCCTTTTTTTGTTTACCGAATAAAAAAACTAATGATGATGCCAACCATATAGCTTCACCACCTTTGGCACGAATTTCTGGTTGAGACATAGGTGATGTCATATCTACATCAGTCCAAGGTTGGTTTACAATCACCATAGTGTTATAAAAAGGATAATCTTCTTTTCGCGATTTTGTTATCCTAGAATGTATACCCATACCAATTTTATCAGCTAACACACTGGCGTTTGCCATTTTACCTCCACGACCCTCAAATGTCATTTTACACGGAACACTACCGATACTATCAAATAAAAATACCAAGTTATAAGGTAAAGTACCTTCCTCTTGCATATCCAACAATTCATTAATATAGTCAGTTGCCTGTTCAATATAATCAAACGAATCGTTAAATAAAAAATCACCATCCCAACTTCCATCATCTTTTTGATGTGCATTGACACCCAATTCGACTGCGTGAGACCAACTCCACTTTCTTTCAGTTATAATAAAAACAGGTAAATGCCCCTTTCTTTGGACATCTGCCGCAGTCAATATAAGAGCAGTCGTTTTTGAAGAATTTGTATGACCTAAAAACATGTTGATTGCCCCAGCTGCTGGACCGGGTAATCCACAAGCCTCCATAAAGGCTTCACCACAGTTGTAATACAACTCCGGTTTATACTTTGTACTAGTAGAGTATTTATTTTTTATTGTCTCTAATGAGAACTCTTTCTTCTTTAAAGCCATATTAAATTTCGTATTTGTAAAATTGTTCCAAGTTTTCCAACTTGTCTTTTGCGTTTGCTCGTTTCTCAATTAACTTGTCCATTTCTTCAATATGTTGCGGATGTTCTCCGATACCAACAGGATTCGTAAAATAAACAAGTAATGATGCTTCTGAGTCCAACATTTCGCTCTCGTATTTCTTTTTAAGAGCCTCATACATTTTGTTCTTAATTTTGTCCATTGTTTTTTTTTTAAAAAAAACTCTCAAGGACAAAATGTCTTTGAAAATGTCCTTGAGAGTTATAAGTTAATAATTAAAAAGGTAAATCCTCGTCAGGTGCGTCCATTAACTGTGGATCTTCAACTGAAGCGGAACCACCTACTGATGTTGTTCCAACTGATGAATCACCATAGACATATTTGCCAGCATCTGAATCCCAACGTGGAGTTTCACCACGAGCAATTGCTTCTAAATAATCTTCAGGTTTTTTTGAGTATACGTCAGCCCAAGTTAACTCATCTTCCAACCAAGATTTTGCGGTATCAGCATCTTCGTGAAGTGGTTGTGGGTCGTCGTACATAACCGCTTGAATAACGGTGTAAGGTTTTCCGTTGTTTGCCTTTGTTTTGGTAAGTTCCAATATCAGGTCACGTCCTTTTTCAGAATCGGTGATATCTCCTTTTGCTCTCCAAATAGGAATAATCTTGTCCAAGATACCTTCTTTTTTGTAATTGTGTTTAAATCTCCAAAATTTCGGACCATCTTGCTCAGCATCTCTATCAATTACCTTTACAATGTAAAATAACCTTGACCTATAAGAACTCGCAAGTTTTTTATCCGCTTCTTTACCCGTTGAACTAAGTTCCTCATAAAGCTCGTTAAGTGGGGAACGCTCGTTATCGTTTTTACCAGGATCGTAGAGTTTAACCCATTTTCCATCTACCTGAACTTCGTGATACCATACTTCTTTGAAGGGGGAGCTTCCATCAGGTGTTGGTAAAATACGAAGTCGTTTTTGTCCTTGATTTTCTTTATCGCCAAGAACGGCAGCGAAGTATTTTTTCATTCTCTCGTCTTGACTCATCTTTGAGCCAGAAGACGTACTTGACTTTTGTTGTTTTTCATACTGAGCCAAAACAGCATCCATTGCATTTGTCGCCATAAATTAAAATATTTGATTGTTAAATTGTTTAAGAAATATAAGTGTTTTAAATAGGTTGTCAAATAAAAAAAGGGTATGACAAGAAAAATCACACCCTTAAATTATAATCAATATTTTTATTTTAATTTTTAAAAATCCCTAACATTTCTGGCCATTCCCTAACATTTCGTAATGGTCTAACACCTCTAAATTCGTATGCTTGCTCCAACCAGTCATTTATAATCAACTGAACCTCAGCATAGTTAAAGTTAAAAGACTTTTCCAATTTTGACCAAATATTACTATCACTTATCCGAACTACCTTATTTCTTTTGTTATATTCCATTAACACCCTATTTTTAGAATCAACATAAAATAATGAATCCGGATATTTTTTAATTTCTTTTGGTGTTAAATTTCCAAATGATTTTGTTAAATATAGCTTAACAACTCTAACTAATTTTGGTCTATCTATTATTATGTTCATTATTTAACCTCAACAGGTCTTTCATTACCAGGAAAATCTCTGAAACTGTCTTTAATTTCGGATGGAGAAAAATCTTTTACCTCATCAGTTGTTAAAATATATTCATTTTTACCTGATTTTTCCATTTCTTCTTCTTTATCTACGAAAAAATCTGAAAGTTTTTGATTATATGGTCCCGAATCCAAACTTCTCAATTCTAATTTTTCTTGCGCGGTCTTTGGTCTATATTTTTCAACTTTTGCTTCTAATGAATCAATTTTTGAAACCAACTTATCCATTTCTCCAAGTTTTGTTTGTAAATTTTCCAACTGTCCAAACAAATTATTAAAGTATTCTTCTTGCTTTGTTTCTATTGATTTTTGAGATGTAACCAAATCTGTAATATCTAATTCTTCTGTTGAATCTCCCTCTTCTGATTCCCCTTCAGCACCTACTTTTTCAACATCAGGATCTGTTTCTGGATTAATTGGTTCTGTGTCTGCCGGTGGAGCTGGAGGTACCGCACCTTCGGGTGCTGGTGGAGGTACTTCTCCCCCTAATGGTGGAGCGGCCGCCGCGGGATCTGCAGGCGGAGCGTCAGCCGGTGGTGGTGCGTCAATCACTTCTTGTTCATAGATATATCTATTTATTTGATTATATCTTCTTAGTTCCTCTAATATTTTTTTATCTACACTCATTTTTTTAACCATTTAATAATTGTTTAATACCTTTTGCAGTTTCAACCTGAATTTTTCTAGATTGATTTACGGTGTTATCAACTCTCTCAATAAGACCGTCTTTTATTCTAATGGTGTAACATTCACCACTATCAAGATCACAAACTTGTTTTGATCCATTACCTAAATCTTTTTCTGACACCCTTGTGGATTTGCCAAGGTAATTGTCCAATATTTCTTTAACTGTGTTCATAATTTTTTTTATTTATAAATATCACCAAAAGATGAAAATCACAAATTTAAACTTTGAGCTAAAACAATTGCTTCTTTAATTATTGAAACATTATTTTTAGTAGTTTGATTATCTTTTATTTTATTATATGCAGATACCTCAGATTTGGTTGGATATTCTAAATATAAAAATTTATATATTTCTGAAGCCAAATTATCTATGTCAGTAATTTGACTACCTGTTTTAATATCTTTACCGTTGGTGATATTTGTATTTACTTTATTTACCATATAATTTGCGGCATATCTAACAGAATTTGTTGGGTTATCAAAAGATGCTAACGTTACAGTATAGTCACCCACATTTATACAAAAATATTTTTTATTCAGGAATTGATCAACCGAACTTTGTGAAAAATTGATCTGTTTATTATTAACACTCAAATTTAATGGTAAAAAGATGAAGTTATTCTCATATGATGAGAATCCAACATCAGAGTAATTATAAAGATAAATTAAACTCCAAATAGTATAGTTCAACTTATTTTTTATAGTTTGATTTATTGGTTTATTACTAACATTTAAACTGTTTGTAACCCCTGTTATGATATCTAACATTTCATTAACAGATTTTTTAGTTACGGATGGAGTTGTAATATTTTCAAATTTTTCAAACTGCTTATTAACCTTACAAGAATCCGAATTAGATATTTTAACCTGATTTGAATTATTTTGTTGATTTTGTTTATCTTGTGCGGTTGTTTGTGATTTTTGTTGTTCTTTTATTTTTTCTTGTTTTGCCAAATCAAAAACATTATTCAAAAATGATGTCAAAATAGATTGTAAATATGTATCAGGATTTGGTAATGAGAAAATAGATTGTCTAACACCACCAAAACTAGTCTTAAAACTTCCGGCAGTAATATTATGGTTTACACTTAAAATCATATATGACCCTGAAAACATTGGTATATGTCTTAAATTAAAATACATCATCGGCTGTATCATCGCACATCCCATCATATCAATTGAACAACCGTAGCTTCTAGTCTTATACAAATTATATAATGATAAACTCTGAGTTGATGTAGTTCTTCCTCCTGCTTGATTAGCCATATCTGTTTGTATTTTAAGTGTCTCAGATGTTGGCTTTCCAGCATCTTGACTAACGGATATATTCTCGAATACTCCTTGATTTTGGATTCCCATATCAACTGTAAAACCTACAACCCTATTTGTCTGACCCCAATTTGTTTTATTATTCAAATTATCGGCCAAGGTTGTTGCCGTATCTAATTTATTGAAGTAAATTCCATCATCATTATACGCATAGTTTGGCGTGTTTTGTTCTAAATGTTCTGAAGTTTTTCCTACATAAAAACAAACCATTTTCGGTCCTGAATTTCTATAATCAACATTTGGATGCGTTCCAAACATATCATTTGCAAACTGTAATGAATTCTCTATTTTTGGTATTGCATTTTTTATTGGATCTTGTACGTTATAAAAATTCACAAATGATGGTAAAGTCATAACTTGAAAATTATTCATTTGTAATATAGATTGAACATAATACAATAGGTTGCTTTTTTGATTAATATTTGATAATAAATTATTAAGTTGCAATACATCAACTAAAACTATATCACCCAAATCACGGCTTGCTCTATCTAAAAGTAATACATCCTCAAAAATTGTTTTATATTTTAAATCATAACCAGAAATCCACCTGTCATTTGTCGCTTTTAAAGATTCCCAAATTTCAGTTTTTCCAACAGCCCCGATTAACTCTGATGCGAAATCTTGTTGGGGGCTCATATTAACATTACCCAATTTAGATCTAATTTTAATCATTGTTGATTGTAAAACCAAATTTTGAAAATTATTATTTCTATTAATATATTCTAAGATATCTGATTGGAATTCAAATTTATTATAATTCGGATTCTCCAATTTTTGAGTTGCATATATTTTAATTAAAGGATATAATAGTTCTATATTTGTTGGTTCAAATTCAATATCGTTGTCAATAAAATAATCAAATATTGTTGATCCGCTGTCTGTATATTTTATACCTTCTATTTCAGAAAAACCAACATATGTTGTCAAAGCTTTCCATGCTTGTGGATAATTTACGGTCACAGAACTAATCGGAAATACTTTTGTTTTTGATGGTAACGCTAAAGGTGTGTTTGTAGCATAAGATCTTGGAATAAATGGATCGGCAACCGAATCAAATCCTAATGATCTTGACTGTGGGTTAGTAAAAGATAAGAAAATATTTTTATTATATTCTGATGGATTTCCGTATTTAAAAAGCACATCATATTCCATAAATGATTGTATTACCGATCTAAAATTATCGTATTGGAACGCTTTTACTTTATTAACATCCTTTGATAATTGGTTAATTGGTAGTTTCATCATTTCTATAAA